ATTTTAATATCATTAAACAACGTGCCGAAAGATACAATCGTCTTTCTCAATATTTCGTGATAAAAATAATTTGAGATCATTACAAGTATTGGTAGTGTAATAATTATTTAGTATTCACCAAATGGATTCTTTTGACTGAAATCTACAATTAGGTCAGCAGCCTCTTCTATTTCAATATTTTCTGCATAGAGATCTTGGAATTCATTCGTTTGAACTGTAGAAACTTTATAACTTGCAGCTACTCCGACTATAGCTTCACCTCTTGCAAAAACTCCATCAACTATTGCAACCTTGAGTATTCTATTCGTTGCATCCCAATCTCTTACATATCCAGTTGTGCCAGTTCTTGAACCAGTAACAACTTCATTATAATCATAATCGCCAAAAGTAGTTGCGGTGGGATCTGTGAAAGATATTGTTGGGGTGAATGTATACCCAGCACCAGCATTGGAGTAACGAACAGAGACAACTTGACCATTAGAGTTAACTACTGCCTCTGCCTGTGCATTATTAATATTTGAAGATACTCCGACACTAGTCGGAATAAAGACTCTCTGAATCGTTACTTGTGGTGTTGTAGTATATCCAACTCCACCAGAAGAAAGCCCAACAATTCCCAGGACTCCTGTATTGATTATTGCAGTTGCAATGCCACCAGCTCCTCCACCACCACCAGAAATAGTAACCGTTGGTGGTAAAGTATAACCAAATCCGGGATTTGTAATAAGAATCTTATCAATTGCAAGTTTTTGGTTTGTAGATCTACTTGTCATAATTGCAACAGCGGTTGCAGTTTGACCGCCAGTTGGAGCAGTAGATATAGAAACCGTAGGTGCAAAAGTATATCCAAATCCGTCATTAATGAGATCAATGTACTGTACGGACTTGGAATTTGGATTTGTAGTTGCAAAACCAACCGTAGCTACCGCAGTAGTTGCCGCAGTTCCGACCATCTGAATCGCATAAACATTTCCAAGATCTTTTATTGATTCATTAATTTCAATTCCAGTTGCATCAACTTCGGGGACATCAATAATTTCATCTTCATATTCAAATCTTTCACATCTAAGTTCGTAAACATATAGATTATTGAGTTGATAAAAAGGCTTTTTACCTTCAACATACTTAATTTCAAACAGAGATTCATCAAGAGGAAACCAAATCAAATCTCCTTCTTGTGGTCTATATGCAACTTTTCTTTCATCTTCAGGCCATAATTTTAGTAGTGGTGAGATAAAATCATCATACCTCTCTTTAGAAATCACAAGATTGATCTCGTCATTACTCCTTACACCAAACTTGGTAAGAAGATCCCCATTACCACTAAACCCATCAAAATTCATTAAGTATGCTTCTATTCTAAAACTATCATCAAATTTTGAAGCAGTTACTTCTTTAATTACTGTATTTTCGCCTATAATTCTTCTAGGCATGTACAGAACATCTTGTCCGTACATTTTAAGTTGTTCGTTAATTAGATCTTGAATAAGTCTCTGCTCACTCGGAGATCCTTGTAAAAAATAAGAATTGAGTGGTGACATATCAACCTATAAGATCTAGTGGTGGTAATTCGTATTCATTCTTAAGTTGTTGTTCTAATTTCTCTATCTCAGTAACCCCATCATCATAAATTTGCCTACCGTTTAATTGAACCCCTCCAGGGAGAAGAACTCCATTAAACTTAATCATATTTTGACCCCACTGTTTCTTTATAAGAGCCGTAAGATATTTTTTCAACCACCAGTCATTGTATAGTTTTGGTGCATCTGATGGGTCAACAATTCTATAACAATCAATAATTACATATTCATTTTCACCCACCTCAGACCAATCAATATCGAGATAAAGTTTATGATTTAACTTGTTGAAACGAATTTGTGCATGTGGATTCAAAAGGAAATCTAGATCTTCCAAATATCTCTTGACCATTGCATAGTTGAGAAGGTCTAATGCACCATAATAGTAAACATCATTTAAGAATAGTTGATATTTAATATTAAATAAACCGTCTGAAACCGTACTCGAATTTATTTTAAGAATATTATTAACGCCGATGATCGAATCTGGAAGAGGTAAATAGTTTACTCCTTCAACATAAGTGAGTGAAGTGAGTCCAGCTCCAACAATCGCACCAGATGTTGTTGAAGTCCCTACAGGACCAGATTGAGAAAGAGTTCCTTTAGTTGCAGGAGTGAGTTTATGTTTTAAGAATACCCTATCAATTCCATCGTAATGACGTTCATGATAATACTGAATTGCGTCATCAATTAGATTATCAATTTGATCGTCATCTACGTTTATCTCTAGAACTGGTTTGCCTAATTGTTTCAGACAGTATTCTTTCAACTCCACTCTACTAGATGGCTGCGCCATAAAAAATACCCCTAGTCTTATAGAGGTATTTATTAATTAAATAATAGAAACATATGTTCTTGGTATCTGATATGGATTATTGATAGTGAGAGCATTTATTTCTTGAACATATATCGATCCAATTCCAACATAGGAAGATTTTGAGAATGATTCAAATCCAAAACAAATATTAAATAACGTATTAAAAGTATTAACATATAATTTAGTAATTGATTCTTCAGAGTATCCAGAAATATTAATAGACCCCCCAGTTACAGTAGATGGTACAAATCTGACATCGGGATAATTCAATTCTCCATATAAATTAAAATCTACTAAACCAACCTTGGAATAGACTGATAGTTTTCTGGTGGATCCAAAACCTCCAAAATTAATTAATCCACTCGAATCAATGAAGTATTCAGATTCTATTTTTGCAAGACTATTACCAAATATAGTATATAAATGACCAGAAGAAGGTGATGATCTTGTAACAGATGATTGTGATGAACCTAGAATATTTAATGTAGCAATCTGTCCAGTATAATTTTTAGTATCAACTGCATTATAAGATGATAAAGCATATAGTGATCCACTTCCGATATCGGAGTAACTAAATTTAAATCCACTATAAGATCCAGATAATTGATATGTACTTAATGCGTTATAAGAATATGTTGAGTTAATTTGAGTGTTAGATGCGCCATCAAATGCAAATAATCCAAATCCTTGTGAAGGACTAAAACTGACTTTAGATGTAGCCGAATCTTGATTGTCGCATTTAATGTCTTCACTATCGCAAGTATCATATGTATTATCTACATCATATCTTGTAAATCTGAATAAAGCGGTAGAAGTTGTGGGTGATAGTATAAATTGATTATTTGTGGATGATCCATTTATTGAAATTTGGACACTACTAATATTTGAATATACAACTTTGGATGAAGAATATCCGGAAATACTATAAATTGGTGTATCTGTTATAATCGGTTTACTAAAACTATTCTGAGAAGAATTAGAGAAAGTAAATAACTGTACATTATTTGGAGAATTTATCGAAGTAGATTCTGAAGTTGTTCCGGATATAGAAATATTTCCATTACCACCATACGCATAAGATTTCTTAAGATCACTTACTGATGTAGATAATATTTCACCAGAACCAGAATAAGACTTGCTTAATTTTTCTCTGGTTAAACTTGTTTGTTGAGAAATTGCAATTGATCCAGAAGTTGCAAATTCTCCAGAGTCACCATAATAACCATAAACTGAAATTTTTCTATTTAAAGAATCCCCATAAAGACTCAGTGATCCAATAGAAATATATTGAGATATTTGAAAATTATATCCACCTATTCCAGAAATAGTAAATGTACCAGATGCTTTATATGGAGCTCTAAATCCTTGAGTATTTGTTAATTTTTTATCATCATTAAGATTTAATGATCCACGGCCCTTATATTTAAAATCATAGTTTCTCGAAAAAATATCTACAAATATACTTCCACTTCCACTGTAGTTTGATAACAATCTGTACTTAGTTTCGCCAGAAACCCCGAATAGGGCGGGAGTACCTATGTAAGAAGGAACAAAAACGTCTACGGATTTGGATCGACCTACAAGTATTTCTCTACCAAAAGTTATTATTTCTTCATTAATGTTAAAAGTGACAGTTTTTGACGCAAAAGTATTGGTGTTTATTCCTGTAATAACACCAAGTCTTAACGAGCCTATAGTACTTTCAAATGAATAATTCATTGATACTGATCTGTAACAACTTTTTTAGAAAAAAAATAGGAGGATGCCATAAAAAAAGGATCCTCCACAGAAATTATTAATATTTAAATTATCTTCTAATGTGTCAATCAAGAGCAACATTTAAGGTAATTTTAATTTGATCACCGGGATTACTTATAGTATATGGTCCATTAGTAAACCTTTCTGCGTACATAATCGAATTATAAAGAGTTGCGCTACCCAATCCAATTGGACTGTTAAGAGTTGGATTTAGAGCCGGTGTTGTGTAAAATTCATCTGCATTAGGAACATCAAATACAGTATAAGTTCCTGATGTTAATGTTGTATTTCCAGTTCCAGCAGAAATGTATAAAATATCTCCCGGAATTAGTTGATGTCCTATTGCTGTAATTTTTCCGTAATTAAAATCTACGCTGGGATCTGTTGCTACTTGAATATTCTCAATCAATGCTTTATCCAAATAAACAACATTTAATGACCTATCAATACCTACAACTACGGTTCCGGTTTGAATTCCAGCATTTCCAGCAACAACCATACCCAAAGTAATATCATCTACACTTAGATCTTGGTCAATTGTTAAATAGAAATTTCCAACAACTCCAATAACTGGATCTGTATTACTTCCTTTAGTAACTGTAGTTCCAATACCAACTGAAGCATAGTGATTTACACCTTGGACTGTGACCGGCATATTATTTGCACGAGTCACATAATATCCATAAACATCACCAGCCTCTGAGGTAAAACTAAAAGTTTGTTCTGGATATGTAGCAGTTGTACCTGAACCTACTTGATTTATCCTCCAACGAGAGCCATTTAATAGAATTCCAGTTTGCGAAGTATAATCTTGATCTGATCTATTATTTACACAATACGGATATCCAGTAACCGGAGTTGACCCATATCCAACCGCTCCAGAAGTAGTGTAAGGTTCATAATAATCGGTTTGTGACGGAACATCAGATTCTGCAGGAACAGTGTTACTTGTAAAAAGTTTTAGAACTAAATTTCTCGGAGATTGGTCAGCTAAATCTGCTGTAAAATTATTTTGAGCAATCAAATATCGAAGGGATTCAAGTTCTCCAATGTTTGGAACTAATAGTGCCATTTAAAAACTCCGTACAAACTATAATGTTTCTTGATATCACTATTTATAATTTTAATTTTAATGAGATCAAAAATCTATTGATATTATTGACCGCAATAACATCAAATGACAAAATATCTCCCGCTACTATACTTTTTGTCCAATTAGTTAAATCATCGTCACGAACTTTTATTTGATTATTTATTTGTGGATAAGCCCCACCAACTATTGAAGTAAAAGTTGGGAATGTTAAATAATTTGATTTTTTTATGTCTAAAGTTAAATCACCCTGTTGATCCGATAAAATAACTAATGATTCTATGACCCCACTTACATCCAAAGTAATAGACCCCTTATTTCCAGGCAACATATCTATAGATCCACTATCTACCACATAGTTAATAGTTCTAGTCAAATCCGCTGTTGATGCAAGAGCTATAATAAAAACATCATCTCCGGAGTTTGGAGATGTACTAAAAGTTATATTATTTGTAGATATAGTATAGTCCTCAATTGGTTTCATCATAAGATTATTTTTAACAACAATTAATTGTTGATCATTAATAGGAACATATGGATTTCCATTTGAAAATAAACTAAAAGTCTGGACAATTCCATTAAATTCTGAGTTTATACTATCGAGAATAATATTCCCATATTGAA